CGGTTCCAACAGAGGGTGTTATTACAACCAAAGAGTTGGATAAATTGGTTTACGAGATTGCCGCGGCTTATACCGGAAGTCACCACGATTATTCAAGATTGGCGTCTTCTGTGGCTATTTCTGCATACCACAAAGAAACTGATGATAGTTTTTGTAACACAATGCACACATTACACGTTGATGGTATCATTAACGATAAGTTAATGGAAACTATTGAACTATATGGTGCTGAAAATATTGATTCTGTAATAAATCACGAGAATGATTACAATTTTGATTATTTTGCGTGGAAATCGTTACAAGAAATGTATTTGTTAAAAAATCCTGAAGGTAGAGTGATTGAAAGACCTCAACATATGTATATGAGAGTGGCTTTATGGGTTACTAAATCATTTGAACAGGCGGTTGAGTATTATCAATCATTATCAAACCAAGTTATATCTCCTGCAACACCAATTATGATTAACGCGGGAACTAAAACACCTCAACTAGCGTCTTGTGTATTGAAATACAATCACGGGGATTCAAGAGAAGGGTTATTACAAACATTCAACGACATTTCAACATATTCGTCTGACGCAGCTGGTATTGGTCTATGTATGTCTAACATTCGTAGTAAAGAGAGTCGTATTAACTCGTCAGGTGGATTTGCGGGTGGTTTATTAAAATACCTAAAGATTGTTAACGAAGGATTAAGATTCTTTAATCAACAAGGGAGAAGACCGGGTAGTGCTGCTATATACATTGAACCTTGGCATAAAGATATCATTGATTTACTTGAAATCAAAAAGAATACAGGAGCTGAAGAGTTGAGAGCAAAAGATTTATTTACTTCAATTTGGTTACCGGACAACTTTATGAATGCGGTTAAGAACAATAGTGATTGGTATTTGTTTTGTCCTAACGATATTATCAAAGCGGGTATTAAACCATTACAAGAAGCTTATGGTGATGAGTACGAATCAAACTACAACAAAGCGGTTGAACTTGGTCTTGGTAAAAAAGTAAAGGCACAGACAATTTGGAATAAAATTATTGAATCTCAGGTTGAAACAGGAGTTCCTTACTTATGTTCTAAAGATAGTGCTAATAGAAAAACAAATCATCAAAACATTGGGGTAATTAAACAATCTAACCTATGTAATGAGATTTACCAATATACTGATGAAACCACTACAGCAATCTGTACGTTATCATCTATGGTATTGAAGAACTTTATTGTTAAAGGAGAGTTTGACTTCAAATTACTTTATAGTGAAGTTAGAAAGGTTGTTAGAGCACTTAACAAAGTTGTTGACATTAATAGTTATTCAACTGAACAAGGTAGAAAAGGTGGTTTAGAACAAAGAGCAATTGCGATTGGAACTCAAGGTCTTGCTGACGTATTTTTCTTAATGGATTATATCTTCACATCTGAAGAGGCGAAACAATTAAACAAAGAAATTTTTGAAACCATCTACTTTGCGGCAATCACCGAAAGTATGGAATTATGTAAATCAGGTGAATACAAACCATACAAATTCTTTAAAGGTTCACCAATGTCAAAAGGTATATTCCAATTTGATATGTGGGGATTAGATTATGAAGGATTAGGAAGAATGTGGGATTGGGACTCACTTAAGTTAGAAGTGTCTAACCACGGGGTTTGTAACTCGTTATTCACGGCTCAGATGCCAGTTGCGTCTTCAGCTAAGATTACAGGTTCATTTGAAATGACAGAACCGGCTCACTCGGCATTATTTAATCGTCGTGTAGTTGGGGGTGAAATCTTAATTGTTAACAAATACTTAATTAGTGATTTTGAAAAAATAGGCATTTGGTCTGAAGATTTGAAAAATGAAATCATTATGAATGAAGGGTCAATTCAAAATATTAACTTTAATAATTATCTTGACCAAGAAGATAAAAATTACAACAAGAAAGTTAAAAGAATTGAACATTTAATTCCAAAATACAAAACAATTTGGGAAATATCTCAAAGAGAATTAATTGATATGGCGGCTGACAGAGCACCATTCATTGACCAATCACAATCAATGAATATATATATGTCTAATCCAACATTATCAAAGATTTCATCATCACACTTCCATTCGTGGGGTAAAGGATTGAAAACTCTTTGTTATTATGTTAGAACAAAGGCGATATCAACCGGAGCTAAACACTTGGCGGTGGACATCTCAAAAGTAGGTCAACCAAAACCAATTGAGAAACCAACAGTTGAATTAACCCAAAAACCGACAGATACTGAGTTTGAGTGTTTCGGATGTGGTTCTTAATTGAATTAAAATAATAATAACATTAATCACGACTTCGGTCGTGATTTTTTATTTTAGGGTATTTATAAAAAATGGTGACGACACTATATTTATAGTTATGGCAGACGGAACAACATATGGTTTAACTTTTCCTTTTAGAGATTCTTTTGATGGAAAATATTTAGATTTATCGGATTATAATGACCAAGAGATACGGTCTAATTTAGTACACCTTTTATTATCTAAAAAGGGTAGTAGATATTATTTACCAGATTTTGGAACAAGATTATATGAATTTATTTTTGAACCATTGGATGGACCAACATTTTCAGAAATAGAATCTGAAATAAGAGAATCTGCTGGAGTATATCTACCGGGAATAAGAATTACTAATATTAGTATTCAAGCGGCTTCAGATGGTGATGAAGATAAGGGTAGTTACATTAATGATAATGACGAAAGAATATTTCGTGTACCAAATATGTCGGATAAAGAACATACAGCAAAAGTTAAGATTGATTATACCATCAACGATGATGTGTTTAATAGTAGTGACTTTGTAATTATTAATATATAAAATTATGGCAAATAAGAAAATTTCCTATACTACAAGGGATTTCCAATCAATTAGAACAGAGTTAATTAACTTTACTAAAACGTATTACCCTGATACGATTCAAAACTTTAATGATGCTTCTGTATTTTCAGTATTATTAGATTTAAATGCCGCTGTAACGGACAACTTACAATTTAATATTGATAGAAGTGTACAAGAAACTGTTCTTCAATATGCTCAACAAAGGTCATCAGTTTTTAATATAGCAAAAACTTACGGATTAAAAGTTCCGGGAATGAGACCATCAGTCGCTTTAGTTGATTTTTCAATTACAGTTCCCGCGTTTGGTGATAAAGAAGATTTAAGATATTGTGGAATTTTGAGAAGAGGGTCACAAGTTAATGGTGCGGGACAAGTATTTGAAACGGTTTATGATATTGATTTTGCATCACCAATTAATGGTGAGGGATTCCCTAATAGATTAAAAATACCTAATTTTGATTCAAATAATAAATTATTAAATTATACCATTACTAAACGAGAAACTGTTGTGAATGGAACAACAAAAGTATTTAAGAAGGTAATTACACCAAATGATGTTAAACCTTTTTACGATTTATTCTTACCTGATAAAAATGTTTTGGGGATTACTAGTGTTTTATTAAAAGACAGTACTCAGTATACTAATATTCCGTCAGTACAAGAGTTCTTAGGATTAGATAACAGATGGTATGAAGTGGACGCTTTAGCGGAAGATAGAGTGTTTGTTGAAGACCCAACAAAAGTGTCGGATTCTCCGGGAATTAAGGTTGGTAAGTATATTCAAACTAGTACTAAGTTTATTAGTGAATTTACACCTGAAGGATTTTTAAAAATAACTTTTGGTGGAGGTTCTCAATCTGCTGATGAACAGTTAAGAGAATTTGCTAGAGATGGATATCAATTAAATCTATATAAGTATTCTAACAACTTGGCGTTAGGTAGTACTTTAAAACCAAATACAACGTTATTCATACAATATAGAGTTGGTGGTGGTGTTGGTAGTAATATTGGTGTTAACGCTATTACTCAAATAGGTACGGTCTCGTTCTTTGTTAATGGACCTTCAGATAGTATTAACACAACTGTAGTAAATTCATTAAGATGTACAAATGTAACGGCAGCTATTGGAGGTGCAAGTTTTCCAACAACTGAGGAAGTAAGGAATTTAGTTTCGTATAATTTCTCATCACAAAAAAGAGCGGTTACTGTTAATGATTATGAATCTATAATTAGAACAATGCCTTCACAATTTGGAGCACCGGCTAAGGTATCTATTACAGAAAATAATAATAAAATAGTGGTTCAAATGTTATCTTATGATGAAACAGGTAGATTAACAGAAGTAATTTCAAATACATTAAAAAATAATGTTGCAAATTATTTATCAAACTATCGTATGATAAATGATTATGTTTCAATACAAAGTGCTAATGTTATTGATTTAAGTTTTAATATTGATGTTGTTTTAGATAATACTCAAAACCAAGGAACAGTTATTTCACAAATTATTACAATTGTGTCAGAATATTTCGACCCATTAAATAGACAACTTGGTGAAAATGTTAATATTTCCGAATTAAGAAGATTAATACAAAGTGAAAATGGGGTAATATCATTATCGGATATTCAAGTATTCAACCAAGTTGGGGGGCAATACTCATCATCTCAAACATCTCAACGATATTTGAATAGTACCACACATCAAATAGAATTGATTGACGATACAATTTTTGCGGAACCAAACCAAACATATCAAATAAAATATCCTAATAAAGATATAAACATTAGGGTTAAAAATTTAAAAACTGTCAACTTCTCTTGATAGAGTAATATTAGTTACTTATTTTTAGAGAATGGATGTATTATATGATTTTCTTGAAGTTATTAAAGGTAACAATGGAACGTGGGCTCAATCAATATTTAATGGTTTAATTTTAAACATTAGATTTATTATTGGTTTAGTTATTTTCATTTATTTTTTTAAAAAATTTAATAAATTAAAATCGTTTGAAACTTTAATAGTTTTAATTTCTGTTATTTTTATAATTAGCGAATGTCGTTTATTTTATGATAGACGAAAATTGGAAACTTTACATAATGAAGTATCTTATTTTAACAAAAACACTGAAAATTTAATAATTGTGGTACAAGGTGCTAATAACCCATTTACTGACGCAATTGATTATAATAAAACACAGGTTGATTTTACAAAGTCCCGAGATATTGATGGGTTAGGGTTAATTGAAAACAAATTAAATAATTCAACAACTAAAGTTATTACTTATGTTGGGACTCATAGTTATACTTTAACTCCTGAAGACGTGTATGAAACTGTCTATTATTATAGATTATTTAAACCTAAAGGTAAAATAATATTAGTTGGGCATAGTGTTGGTGGGTATGGTTTGACGGAAGTTTTAGATAAGTTAAGTACTAATAACGTTTCTGTTGATTTAGTGATATTTTTAGATAACGCTGATAAATTACATAATAATTTTGATTATAAAGTTAAATCCAATGTTAAATATGTGATTAATTTTACATCACAAAAATGGGCTGATAATTTTTATTTCTTTACCAATGCGGGTGGGGTGGTTAGTCGAGGTTTAAAAAATAATGTTACCAATATCCTTAATTTAAAAATCCCTAAAACAACACATACAAGTATTGATAATAAAATTCCGAATGATATCTCAAATATTATTTACGATTACTTAAAAAATAACTCTAATCCAATTAATTTCACCAAAAAATATAAGTTTTAAACATAATTTATTTTTAAAAATTATGAATTATCTTTTAAAAATAGTGTATAAACTATTTATTTAAAAAGATAAAAAATGTCAAAGTCATATAGAGTAAGAACGAAGGTCGGTGTCGATACTTCTTTGAAAGTATTAATTGAACAAGAATTCGAGCATTTAGAAATTCTCTCCTTAAAAATATTGCAAAGTGATATCTACACAAGACAATGCTCCGATTATGGTGTTATTGTTGGACGTGTTAGTGTTAACAATGGTTTTGGTATTCCAAACGCTAAAGTTTCTATCTTTATTCCTATTGATAGTGTAGACCAAAAAGACCCTATTATATCGGAACTATATCCGTATAAAACATTGTTAGATAATAATGATGATGGATATAGATATAATTTATTACCTTATATTAAATCATATAGTGCTCACATTCCTACTGGGACTTTCTTTACAAGAAAAGATGTTTTAACGGACCCAATTTTAATTGAAGTTTACGACAAATATTACAAATATAATGCAACCACTAATGATAGTGGTGATTATATGATATTTGGTGTTCCTGTGGGTTCTCATACTATTGTTATGGACGTTGATTTATCTGATATTGGTGAATTCTCATTATCTCCTCAAGATTTAATTAGAATGGGGTTGGCAACTGAATATCAAGTGTCGGGAACCAATTTTAAATCATCAAGTAATTTACGTGAATTACCACAAATTATTAATCTTAGTAAATCTATTGAAGTAGAACCGTTATGGGGTCAACCTGAAGTTTGTAATTTAGGTATAACAAGAACTGATTTTGATTTAAGTAGTGAGGCAAATGTTGATATACAACCCACTTCAGTTTTTATGGGTTCAATAATATCAGGACCTAATAGTAGTGCTTTGTCTACAGGTTGTAGACCAACAAGTTCGTCGGGGCATTTATGTAATTTAACGGTTGGCCCCGGAGACATCTTGGCGATTAGACAAACAATCCAACAA